GTCAATGTGAGTTCGGCTTCAAACTTGGCGACACTGCGATTGTATTTATTTTCAAACGCAATGAAGTCAGGGAACGCAGCAATGATTGTGCGTTGCTTGCCATCTAATGCACTAGTCAAACTGAGTGCTATTTTCATTCTCTACCTCCGCAGGTAAGGGATTGGATTATTTAGAAACTACGCGCCAGTGCCTGTCTTGGTGATTGCACCAGAGATGGGGAAACTTATACTCATAGTGGCTAGGTCGCCTATGGCACCTTTTATCATTTCGTGTGATGTAGGCAGGACACTAAATGCATACTGTGGATTGCTAGAAGAAGCAGCAGCAGTTCCGTTTGGCTTCACTGTCATCGGTACAGCAGTACCAGCAGTGAACGCATCGAAGAACAACTTCTCAATCGTTGGGTAGTCCTGTTGCAATTCCATCGTGATCGAGTTATCGATCAAGCCTTGGATGCGCGTCACAGCTGACGAACCCATCGAAGTTGTGGCAACCTCAGCAGCACTGGACGACAATGTGATTGACGTTACATACGCCGAGATGTCCGTGTTTGCAGTGCCGTAGGTGACTGCCACGTTTGTGAGGACTTGCTTTGCCATGAGTATTCTCCTGCCTATCGGCGTTCGAGTTGATGTCTGCTCGGCTGAGCCGATGCGATAACACTACACGCCACAAGCAACCTACGGCAAGGGGTCAGGCGTACACCGTGACAACGAAGTCAATCGCCAGATACGTTGCGTCGTTCGCTTCAAGGGTAGAGATGTTGTCAGCAGACTCAACAATCAAGTCCTGCACCACACCACCCAAAGTCCGATCCGACTCAATAGCAGCCCTGATCGAAGTTGCACCGGCATAAGACAGATACCCATCCAACAAAGTCTGTGCAGTGCGCTCAGCCGAACGACCCACCACAACCGACACCGTGAACTTGTGAGTAATCAAACCCCCACCCATAGCCCCGTTGTACTGGATTGAATCCAGCAACGGCCAAGCGAACGGGGTGTTCACATTGTCAGGCTGATAGGCGTAAGCGCGAAGACCTGACACGGTTGCCAAGTTCGCAGCCAAACCAGTTTTGATCTGGGAGACGGTAGTGGCTGAACTCATGCGAATAGACGCATGCGTCGGTACGGCTCGACGAGCTGTGCCACGTCAGGGTCAAGCGCACGGCTCACCCTGATTGCGCCCATGTCACCGAATCCTGCGACACCCAACGGACTGTCATATCGTTTGAAGATTCTTGATGCCTGAATGATTGTTGCCTGAGTAATTGTTTCAGGGACATACGGCCAACCGAAGTTTGCTGTCACCTTCACCAACGCTTGCTCACCATAGTTGGCATTCACAGTTGGGAACAGGTAGTCACCGATTGCACGAATCTTGTCATACGCCCATTCGATGCCATCAAGATTACCGTTCAACGGTTCCAACTGCCAATCGGTTGGACTCCAAGTTGTATCAAAAACACCATCAGCATTTGTTGAAGTTTGCAGCGTGATTGCAGTTCCAGAGATGTCATCTATTGAACAGAAGAACGAATCCTCAGCCTGATAGACGCGAACAGTTGCAGACCCCACAGCCCAGAACTTGCGGTTGCAAAAACCGTCAATGAGACGTGATGCAGCACCGGCACAGTTGTCAATCAGTTCGTCATCAATCGTGTCAGCAGTACCGATTCGGAGTGCCGCCTTGATCTGATTGCGTGTGGCGTAGCCGTTGGTGATTGCCATAGGATTCCAATTCTAGTTGATGGACGCTGCTCCACGATACGCAGTACCTTCCAAACTGTAGTTGATAAATGGATTCAACGAATAGACCTGACATCCATACATCTCAAACAGGCGTTGCTTCATGTCTCGAAGGTGCATCTCATACAACCCCCAAGGAGTATCCCCCTTCACATACCCTTCAACCCGTTCAGCACCACCCAAAGTTCCACAATCGGCACCGACCAACACAATGAACTTCGCACCGAGATATGCAGCCAAGTGCATCGCACCATGAATCCCAGATGACCCGATGACCAGTGAGTTGTCGAGCGTAGGCCAGTCCTTGCCGAAAGGATCAAACGTGCCACCAGGACGACCAGTGGTGGTTGGGAACGTGACAACCTTTGGCAAGAACCCTAGGAACTCTGCTTCGGTGCCATGCTCGCGTTGAGGCGTGAACACAGCCACCGTCTCATCCAACTGTGCTTCTGATATTGAGTCAGCGTGATAGTGGCTGAACACGTAATACTTGCTCAACCCGAACACCGACCCACAGAAGTTTGTTGCCACACAAATCTTGTCATCAAAGAAACTTGGTGCCAGATAGTTCAGTGTTGCACCAGAACCAAACACAAAGATTGTCTCACCCTCATGCACACCTTGATAGTCGATCAATCCCACCCCAAGTCCCTTCGACGCTTCAAGTCCCAATGCCCAGCGTCAGGCATACCTGACTGCCAACGCAACTGATGCAACTGCTGATTCGCTTGGAAACTCCTGCTGTTCTTCTCAGCCAAAGATTCATCCGACCAGATAGTTGAAGAATTATCGTGACCGATCCCAGCCTGCGAAACCTTCACCTCAACATTGATTCGCTCCGCACGTTGCTGGAAATCGTTGTCCTCAAAATATGCTGGCACATAACATTCAGAGAATAAGCCGACACGCTCAACCACACCAGCACCCACCCACGCGCACGACCAAGCAGGCATCGACCTGTTCAACGTGATCCTGTTGGGTTCACAATCTTTGTAGAACGCTTCAAGTTGACCTGGTTCAAACCATGCGTCAGAGTTCAACAGAATCCAACCGTCTGCGCGAGGTGTTGCTTTGATACCCAAGTTCCATGATGGTGCCACACCAAGGTTCGTTGGCATCCTCCACAGATACCAGTTCTGAATGTATTGCCAAGGCGCAGTCCACGCCAACATGTCAGCGTCATACCCATCGCCGTTGTCAATGATGATGAGCTGCTCGACGGGATAGTCAATCGAACGGATCGCCCGTTCCATCAAGTCATACCTGTTCAGGACTGGGATGATGATGACTGGCACCATTCGGACAACCCTTTCATCACAGGCTTCCAATGAGCGTCCCAGACGCGATCAGCGTCGTATGGGGCTGCAAAGTCCACAGCCACCTTGTCAACGCCTCTAGGCGCGTTGTAGGACTCTTTCAGGGCATCCACAAGGGAACCCACTTGAGGTGTGCAGAACCAAGACTTCTGATGATTATCCCAGAACGGTTGCACCTCCACAGCCCACCCCGAACCAACCAACTCCGGTTGAGCCGAGAAGTCAGACACAATCACCCTGGTGCCACAAGCCTGCGCCTCGATCACAGCCAAACCAAAACCCTCACCCATACTTGCTGACAACAACACATCAGCCGACGCATACATCATCGCCACAGCCTGCTGAGGGAAACCAGTCCGATACGAGTACTGATCAACAAACTTGTACTGATCCTCACGAATCCCACACGCAGCCAACAACGCCACCAAGTTCACCCCACCCATCGCCCCATCCTTCTCCGTGTGGAGATACAACATTGCGTCAGGTCGAGTTTGCGCAAAGATACCGAACGCCAACAGATTCTCCGAGAACGACTTGCGCGACGGACTCGCACCCTTGTTCGCTGCGTTCATCATCACCACAAACTTGTCGTCAGGAATGCCCATCAGTTCACGACCTGTGAAGTGACGATCACCATTCACAAACTTTGTTGTCGGACTGAACACAGACTCGATGCCATGCGGAGCGTAGAAACATTCCACGTCAGCGTTGTTCAACATCTTCTGCCCAAACATTGACATCGCAATCGGCTTCACATTCGGACGCGCACACCACTCAACAACTTCCAACGGACAAGGCGCATGATCAATCGGAACCCACGACGCAATGTTGTTCACCATCTCCAAAGACTTCGACTTCAATGGCCACACATCAAACAAAGTCATCAACAACGGATTCAGATTCTTGTTGCCGTTCGACCAGTCCATCCAATGCGCAACCATCACATCATCGGAATACGGTGCCATCCCACGTGGATACATCTTGATCCCATTCCAATTTGACGAAACTCCTTCGAGTCCGTACATGGCATGGATCGCTACTTCGTGACCTTCTTTGATGAGCCTTGGGACGGCTTGCGCGGTTTGCGTACCGTAGCCGGTGGGGACGAAGGGAGCATTGCTGTACCAGAGGATTCGTAACGCGTCTCCGTTGGTAGGTCTGCTCGCTCTGGTAAATGCGCTATTCCCCGACGCAACAGAATCTGTGCTTCGAGGTCTGGTAGTTCTACCGGTGTGTTGTTGACGATTACGAACATTTGCCACTTCCTTCTCCTTCGCAGATCGCAGGGGGTAAATAGAAATAGGGTCGTCGCGCCCTGCGTGTTCGCGACGACCCTAAGCCTAGGGGAATTATGGGATGTAAGGGGACAAGCCCCTCAAGCCTTACGGCTGGAGGAGATGCTTGATGTGTGATGTTTGTGGCAAGTTGCCGTCAACACGCATCGTTGCACGGAAGGTTGCGAG